TCCTGTAATGCTTCCAGTGCCGTCAATTACGATTGCCATGTTAGATCACCACCCATCTTGCACCCGTAGGTACAGTAACAGTTACGCCCGAGTTGATTGTCACGGGGCCGGTTGACATTGCGTTCTTGTTCGCAGTGAGTTCGTAATTGGTCGTGATGGTCTGGTCATTCTCGAAGAACGCCTCATCCGTACCGCCACCCGTAGCACCTGCGCCGCCTGCATTGTCAATTAGGTCTTGGAACAGTGCTGCGACAGGGCGCAACTCAAAGCGGTCGTTGGTGCTGTATGCACGCGCAGTCGTGCTGTCCTGGCCACGCACAACCGTCATGGTGTCCGTCGCACGCGCCGTTACCTTCACAACCTCAAGGTTGTTGGTCGTATCAATCAGCGTGGCAAAGAAGTAATCGCCAGCCGACAGCGACGGGAACCGCGCCCCCTCACCAGCGTTCAGTACGATAGTCGTATCCGAGTCGGTGATACCGGCGTTCAGCGTACCGAAAGCGTTGTTGGCGATCTTGATTCCCATGTTTAACTCCAGACAGGCTGAGGCTCAGTAGGCCACACAGGGTCGGCGACCGGGTTCTTAATCAACTCACGCAACGCAGCACGATAAGCCTCGAACTCAGCAGTGTTTGAGATGCCAACATCAGGCAGTACTGACCAGTCGGTTGCGGCAATGCGCTTTCTGGCTTCGGTTTTACATTGGTCAAGTGGATACTGCGCAACTGCTGCATCGTAATCCGCTTGAGCCTCACTAAGTTGTTGCGCAGTTGGTTGCTCTACTGAACCTTCGTCGCTACCAACCCAAAAATAATATTGCCCGTCACGCTCGCAACATGATTTACCGGTAATTTTAGTCAGGCTAATAAGAATGTCTGGTTTCATTGTGCAACCTCCCAAATAACAACTCGTGTAAATCCGCCTTGAGTACGGCGAGCATCGTCTGAAGTATTAGGGTTTAAGATGCTACTTCCCCAGTAATTACCCTCAAGAGACCACGATAAAGACCCGGTTTGTGTGTTACTTGTAAATACGGCTAGTTTAGGGTCAGCATGTGAGTAGGAACCACCAACATTGTAGTAATCATATTGCGTGTACTCAGTAGACGAACCAAAATTCACTCTATGGTTGCCAGCGCCATTATTACTACCAGAAGCATCAAGTATTATTTGTACAATAATAGTACTAGCAGACCTTTGTTTGGTGAAAGAACCCGAGATAAAAGTCGCGTAAGAGCCGTTTACAGATATACTTGTCCGGGTAGTAAAGACATAAGTTTCTGCGCGTATAACTGTCCCTGCTGGAAGTCTAGCAGACCCGAGCGTACCAGAACTAATATTTGAAGCATTAGTTGTATCGGTCGTAGCAGACGCCGCAAGCCCAGAAATGTCTGAACTTGATAGCGTAACCGCACCAGTCCTACCGGCAACACTCTGTACAGGCGGTGCTTCGCTCAGACCTTGCGCAGTGATACGCAACTCGATGCGGTCGCCTGCACTAAACGCACGAGCAGTTGTAGATTCCTGCGCCCGGGTGACAGTCAGTACATCAGTTGAGCGAGCCGTACACTTAACGATCTCTAGGTTGTTCGACGCATCAATCAGAGTCGCGAAGAAGTAGTCACCTGCACCGAGAGATGGGAAACGAGCACCCTGCCCGGTAGTGAGCGTGAGGCTAGTGTCGCTGTTTGTGATGCTAGCGGCAAGAGTAGCAAACGCGCTATTTGCGAATTTAATTCCCATCTCTCACTCCTTAGTTGACAGTCACAGTCCAAGTGATGCCAAGCGTATCGGCTGCGCCCTTGTTAATCACCGAGAACACAGTGCGGCACAACATCGTACCAGCAGACGAAGCGTTGAACAGACCGGCTTCAGTCACAGCACCAGTACCAGTACCGGCAGGGAAAGTAGCCACATAAGCAACGGCGTTGTCAGTGACAGTAGTAGAGGTCAACGCTACGCGGGAGCCAGAGATTGCAGCCTCAAGCGTAGTATCGCCGTTAGCCGCAGCAGTCGTACCCGTACCAACTTCCATGTGAGACATGGCAGTGTCAGTCGTGTCTTTCATGCGCGAGGCGATGAAGTTTTTACCAGTGGTAACAACGAGGTTAGGAACAACGGTTTCGTGAGTAACCGTGCCTTCGGGGTTCGTCAGGGTGATGCGGAGTTCACCTTTGAGTTTGACGGAATCGTTCAGCATTTCTATCTCCTTAGAGGATCGGGGTCTGGTTAAAGTAGTACCCACCAACCGTGCGATCAGCCGCATCAGTATAGTGGAAGTTTACGACGAATCCTGCGCCAGTGCTATATCCGTAAGTGATGAACTCGCCATTTACTAGCGGTGCAGTTAGCAGTAGTCCGGGGCCACCAACGAGTCCTGTGTAGTTCTCGTGGGTTTCACCGTCCGATGCGTTTTGCAGGTATGACGAGTTAAGCAAACTATCACTGCCACCTAACACTTCTGTATAGTCAGGGACTCGAGTGGTGTACCTATGGAATACGAAGTTATTTCCGTCGTCCATAGATACATAGTCAGGATAGAAGGCTAGTGTTTCACCTAGGATAAGTTCGGTGACGAGGGATTCAGCAATCGTAGCCGAGTCAGCAAGTACTTTGGCTATGCTAAATGAAGTAATGCCGTCCGACATCGAGAACGAGTCAGTGACATACTTGCCTACGGCGAATGAAGTAATTGCATCGGACGGCGCAGCCGAATCAGTCAAGACTTTGGTTGCGCTCTTAGCAGTTGCTTCAGTTGCGGTAGCGGTGTCTGCCAAGACTTTGGCAGTGTCGAAGGTCGGGCTATCGTTGCCCGAGACAGAATCAGAAACAGGTCGATCGGTATTTTTTGCCGCCGCATCAGTAACCGAGGCGGTGTCCGTACGGACAGTCTCAACTCCAAAGGCTTGAGTCTCAGCAATCGTTACAGGATCAGGGTCAGCGTCAGCATCGGTGCGGTCAAAGTCCACATTCTCGGTAAAGTTCTTGACCTGAACATCCGTCATCAAGACAGAATCAGCCAGTACTTTATCCACCTCGAAGGAGTTGATCGCCTCCGTGGCATCTACTGTCTCGGTCGGGGCTTTGCCAAAGTAGAAACTATTGACGGCATCAGTCGAGGTTACTGAGTCAGTCTTACCCAACCCCGGCGAACGGAAAGATTCGTCAGCCGCAGTCGCTGAGTCAGCCACATTAGGTCGAGTAAAGTCTTTAGCAGTCGCTTCCGCGACTGTTGCTGTATCAGCAGTAACTTTGGCTACGTTGAACTGGTTAATCGCATCAGTTACGTCCGGTGTATCTGCCAGACTCTTACCAATATCTTTGGTATTGATTTCCTCTGTTGGGCTTACAGAATCTGACGCGGCTTTACCGACGCTGCGAACCGCCACATCGGTAGGCGTATCAATCGCATCGGTTAGGGTTTTCCCTACACCTTTAGCATCTGCATCCGCAACTGTGATTGGGTCTGGGTCAACATCTGGGTCGCTTGGGTCAAAGTCAACCGAGCCGTAGAACGCACGGAAACTTGTGTCCGTAGCAGTAACTGAGTCGGCAAGTACCTTACTTGTTGTAAGCGCAACGTCTTCTGTTGCCAAGGCAACATCAATCGAGACCTGCCCGATCGACAACTGCCGGAAATCAGAGGGTGTTACAGCCTGTGCCTCAAGAACAGTCAGCGGCACAAGGTAGACACTAACTGCAATACCCGGGGCGTAAGGCGTAGCCGTGATGCTCGCCACACTCTGCGAAGCCGAGACCGTACTAGCCGTAATTGCTGCGGCTAGAACTGGTACAGCAATAGCAGATGCCCGGATGTTTGCCATTAGAAGTTATCCCTCACCGTGAACCGCAGGACATCAAACACAGTCTGCGTGCCACCCGTGGTGACGATCTGAATCTCACCCTCGTATGAGCCGGGGTCTACATCCAACACGCCGCCGTTAAAGTCGAACTGCACTTGACCGGTAGTCCCACCGCTTAACTTTGTACAAGTTATTGTGGAGAGTACAGTCGTAGTAGCAGCAGCCCGGAACTTCACATAGACGTTGGTTGTAGGGGGGCTGAGGTCGATGACACCGCCAGTGATGTCATCCGTCAATGTAAGGATAACAACAGGTTTCTCATCTCCAGAAACTAAACGGATAACATCTGTTGCCATAATGACCTCACGCTAAGGGGCGCATCTGAACCGACACTGACGCTCTCGCGTTTCCTAGTGAGGCTCTGGCTCTGCGCTCGTTTGTTTTGGAAAGATACTGCTTAGAGTGGTATGCAGCGAGTTCTCGGTCACTCCAGTTTTTGTTGGGCATCACCAACAAATGCTGCAACGCACCGTGCATGATGACAGTCTCAAGGTCATCGAACACAGTCTTGTCCATACCTGAGGAATCTCGCAACGGTTTTAGGGCCACGATCATGCGCAGGTCATACGGTTCGGCGCTATCTGGGAGCGGCGCAATAACGAAGTTGTCAGGGTCTAACTGGCAGATCAAGCGGGGGGTAGCCCGTTGATCCACCGTGTAATCAGGCCATCCGGGGTACTTGGCGTACAACTGCTCAAGCGTCACAGGATCAAGCGGTTGTCTGTTGACCGTAGCAGTCATGACTGCATGAACTTCAGACTGCGAAGGGTTGTTGTAGGGGTACTCGTACGCCCCCGGCGTAAGCCGAATCGAAGGCTGCTCATACCGCCAAGCAAGTGTACGCTCACATACTTCGATTGCAGCATCACGAACATATTGCTCAATGACCGGCTGAGGACAGCCCGGCACACTTGGCGCAAGCCGAGTGACCAATGTTGAGAAAGTGCGGATCGTCATGATGCAACCACCTCATCTTGTGGTAGCCCACCCGGCTCGGTGTCGGTGATCGTTCTAGCCTGTGCGCTAACGCCCAACGCCTGAGTAAAGGACTGTTGGAACAGTTGGGCACGGTTGGAGTTCACATGCTCGTTGTCCACCGACTCTGCCAAGAACACAGTACCGTCGATGATGACAGGCAAGTAGGCATCGGGGAGCAGCGCAACATCTTGATCGGCTGTGTAATCGGGTGGGGTCTGTGCGTACTCTGCAATCAGAACCTGCCCTGAAGGAGCCTTTGGATAAATGAAGTATTTGTTGGCGTTGCGCACATGGCGCATCCAGTTAATCGCCGGGCCAGCGGGATCATTCATCCATGTTGGGTAAGTCTCGTCCAGCGTAGTGCGGTCAACCTCGACCACACCGCCGCCGTTTTTGACTTGGAAGATTTCCATCACTCGGATGGAGTCGGAGGGAGGCGACTGCAATACCTGCCCTGCCGTGGTAGGGATTTCCCCAATGTAAGCAAAGAGGTCGGGGCGCAACACAGCCATGCGCTTGAGCGCTTGATTGGCGAACCCGAGCAACACTGCATCACTGTACCGCTGGGGTGCATTGATGTCTTGGAGGATGCGGCGAGCCTCAGTGATTACACTGGAGAGTTTCATACAGGCAGATTCCTAGAAGCATCAGCGTTAATGTCTGGGTTGCCCACTTCGACGGACTCCTCAGGCACAACCTCAGTCTCAAGACTTAGCCCTGTCTTGCGCCCTTTTTGTTTTTTGGGGACAAAGTTCTCGGGGTAGGCTTCTTCCTCAGTCACTTCCTCACACAGAGCGTTCTCAGCAAGGATCGCATCCCATTCATAAATCGTGCCATCGCGTTTGTTCCGTAGGTATCTCATGATTTTCCCTTCCTTTTTCCTGATGGAGACACAGGCCATGATTGTCTCGTAGGCCCAGTTTTCTTACTAGCCATCGACTGTTTCTCAGACGACGACATCTTTTTGGCTGCGGCTTCTGGTCGGCAGGCAGGATACCCTCGCTTGCTTTTCTCGGAGCCAGAGCGACCGCACTCTTTGCCGGTCTTCACATCGACCCATTTCTCTCCGAACCATTTGCCTAATCCGCCTTTAGCCACGTTTCTTCACCCGGTTATCTGCGCCAGACCAAGTACCACCGCGTTTCTTGTACTCCTTAGCAGCCCAAGCATTGGCGTAGGCCGATGGGTATACATCAAACTTTTTCTTGGCTTCCGCTTTTACGCGGCTCCAAAGTGCGGTGTTATTTGCCTTAGACTCAGCCATTACCACTTCACCTTATGCGACCAATACCTAGCCGATAGTTTACTCGGGTTCGCGTCCTGTGCGTTATGTCTGGCGTAATAAGATTTCTTACGGGCTTTGTCTTTGGCGGAGGTGGGGTTTTTGCCCGCACCCTCAACGCCCTGCTGCCCGAAGCGGATAATCTTCTCCTGCCCATTAGCGCACGCCTTGACGACATGCGACTTGGTAGGATGCGACGGCGTTCTCTTGGGAGAGTTACAGGCCATCTCAGACTTCTTGAGCACCTTAGCCATCACACCTCCTCATAAAGTACCGTTACTGTCGTGTCTGCGGCAGTAAACACTACATAAATCCCATCATCGAACAGTATTCCGGGTTCCACAAACGGAATGTTATCCGTCCCTTTACCATAAACATCTAGATGGTAGTGCGGTTCACCACCAGTGGGAGCAATTGTTCGATCATAAAACTCAATAGTGGTATCGCTAGAGTTCGGATGAAACACAATAAGTTGTCTAAACAATGCCCGCTTACCAACGACAAGCCCTGATGCTGTAAGTTGTTTGGCTTTTAGGACTCCTGTGCTCATCTCAATCTCCTAAAAGGAGGGGGCCGAAGCCCCCGCCCTTTATTTACTTACGATGCGTCTACAACCAAAGCCCACACGCGGCACTTCAAGTTGCCGGGGACGTAACCAACGAGGGTCACATCAATCGTGTCAGCAGCAGTGTAGTACTTACCAGCGGTCAGACCGACGGTAGCACCAGTGCTCAGAGTGTGGATCGAAGCAAACGAACCAACTGCGTCGGCAGCAATGCCGTCGAGATAGCCGTCAGCATCAGCACCATCACCCACATCCAGAGTCAGACTGCCCGTACCGGCGGTCTCAACTTCAACGCCGACATGCAGAACCAAAGACTTGGCGGGAACAGGAATTGCCTCAATCACATCGCCAGAAGCCAGAGCAGTAGCACCAGCAGCAGAGCGAGCAGCAGTGATCGCAGCAAAGTCCATTTCGACTTCCATGCGGGTTACTTTGGTCAGCCCATCAGCACGAAATGCAGCCGTGCCTTTGTTAAAACCAATCGAATCAGTATATGTAGCCATTTCAATCTCCTAAAAAGTTTGGAGGACGGGGGCCGAAGCCCCCGACCAATTACGACAGAGTGACGATGCCGGTAGACAGAGCCTCAGGCTTAACCACTTTGTAGCCGTAAACTTGCAGGCCACGGATGATGTTGCCGAAGGTGGACTCGGAGCGGATCGTCTCCATCTCGGTCATCTGAGAGGCGAACGTAAAGCCCATCTTGTGACCAGCAATGAGGTTGAACTTACCGCCGGTATCAACTTTCAGGTTGTGGCTCATATAAACCGTGAAGCGGTCAATCATACCGAGGCGACCGTTACGGAGAACAGAGACGCTATCACCTGTCAGCGACGCATCTTTCAGGTCAGACTTCTTAATCATGCCAGCCATCTTGGCGGGGATAATCAGGAAGCGGTTACCTTCAGGAGCGTTGGCCTCGTCCAGAACCGTACCCATGTCAACAATGTACTCAAGCACATTGGTCTTGGTAATAGCAACTGGAGAACCAGTCGTACCAAGGTTGATGTTGCCAGAGATACGACCTGCGCTACCACCTTTGTTGGCAGCAGCCACATCAGGCAGCATGTCGGTCAGAACGCGCTGGTCGATCTTGATCTTCATACGCTCGGAAGCGTCTTTCGACCAAGTGTCCATCAGAGCGATGTCAGACTGAACCTTATCCACATCGTCCTCGATACAGGCGAAGTACTCGCCCTTGTCGATTACGAGTTGCAGTTTGGGTTTGTCGGGGTTCTCGACCTGAAGGGTCTGACCTTTGACATAAGTTTTGATCGTGATCTCAGGGGTGGTACGGATGTTGACCGTATCGCCCATGCTCTTGATTTCGCCTTCGTAATCAGTGTTGGCAATAGCAGCCAGCACAGTTGCGTCGTAGAAATTCTCGATCAGTTTGCCCGACCAAATTTCGGGGATGAAGTTGCCGCTGTAGTTTGGGCGGCCTTGAGTGACGGGAAATCCCATGATAAAACTCCTCTAATCAAGCGTTAGCAACAATGCGTCCATCTCGCTGTGCAGCAAAGATGTCGCGTTCAATGCGGTCACGCTCCTGCTCTCGACCCTTGTACTTACCCGAGCGAACATCGTTAAAGAATGTCTGGATGTCCACAGGTGAATAGGTACGAGCGTTTGAATTAGAAGGCGCACCAGTGTTCCGAGAACGACCCGGAGCCACTTGACGTTCTAACTCTGAGGCAGGCGCAGCCCGGCGAGTGTTTTGAGCAACATTGGCTTGTCCAGTGAACTCAAGCCAAGACTTAAAGAAACTACCCACACGGCGCACATCTAGATTGCGCTGGGCATCCTCAAGGATGGTCTGACGAACAATACCTGTCAGCGGATCAATATCGAGCATCCATGACTGGAAAGCATCGCTATCGTTAATATCCCGCCAGTTAGGTACGGCGTCAGTAAGCGCAGCCCAAAATTGCTGCTCAGCAGTCATCGCCTGTCGTTGTGCTACTGCCTGTACTTGAGGTACGACATTAGCGGACAACTGACGAATCATGCCTTCCAACTGCGCGATCTTCTGAGCGACCGGGATGAGTTCTTCGCGAGACACACGACGCATAACATCGAGTGATTCGCCGTACTCCTCCTGATCTTTATCAGTTACCAACTGCTCAACTTCTGATTGGCGTTTGGCTGACTGCGCAGACATGGTTGCAAGCAATTGCTCCATCTGCTGTAGACGACCGGTAAGTTCTTTGTTCTGACTGTGCAGACGCGGAACCTCGGCGTTATACATGCCTTGGAGAGTGCGGTATTTCTGGTTAAGTGTTTCTTCGGCGTCTTTTCCGCCGTCTTTCCCTTGCTCCTCGGTACTCAACGACTGAGCAGCGTAGTCCGTTGCAGAGTTCTCGTCGGCAGATGTAGCGGGTGTATTCGCGTCTTCAATGGACGAAGTTCCACCGTCGGCGCTGTTATCGCCATTGGTTTCGTCACCATTGAGTTGCTTATACAACTCCTGTACAGCCTCGGTCTGTTTACGAATTTGCTCTGGAAGTGCCATGATTAAACGCTCCTATCGGTATGCGTGGATTAGACGGCGAGTCATATCATTGAGACTTTGCCGCTAGTTCAGGGGACTCTTTGGCGAGTTTGTAAATCTCGCCCAAAACTTGGCATCGCCCCTGCATCAATGCCGCGTTGTTTATTGCACTGGGGAGTTGCTCCAGTTCATGCGTACGCCAAGCCTTGAGCCAGTCCAGAATCTCTGGATACTGACGCACTGACGTAGCAAGCGCGTGGACAACCTTAGGATCAGGACGAATCATAATCCCCTCCCAGATACTGTGTTCGCTTCCATTCCACCTTTGGGAGTGCCATCAGGTTGCGTCGGTGCAGGTGCTGGACTCTCTTGCGAGGGGGCCATAACCCCACCCTCACCAGTCGGAGCAGCAAGCCTTGCAACAAACGCAGCCTTCTCCCGAGACGGAATGATCTCGTCCACAGGCATTTGCAACCCTTTAGCCACTTCGCGAAGAATCGCGGCGCGACCATCCCTACCAAGAATCTCGATGTCAATCGGATTGGCGGTTGCGTTGAGGAACTCGATACGGCGCATGTTGACAGTCTCTTTGACCGCCAAGTTCACTGCGCCTCGGGCGACAACCTGAGCGTCACCCTTAATAGACTCATCCTCGTCGTAGCGCATGTTGTACACAAACTGGCGCATGACGATGGGTTTAATTACATCCGTGTCGATGTGACCGACAACCTGACGAATACCTTTACCTGCCGCGCCCATCAGCATGGACAGGCCGGACGATGTACGCCCAGCACCTTGCGTGTCGAGATTGCCGTAGAGGTAAGCAGGAATACCTGAGTGATCGTCAGCCATGCGGCTAAACCGCTCGTACACACCCATCAGGGTGTTGGCATTATCTTCAGGCTGCGTGAAGCGAACAGCAGGCGCACTCGACCCAACGGGGTCGTTCATCACCTGCCATATCTTCCATGGGTGCATCTGAGTGATGTCCTCGTTCGGAGGAATACGCTCAAGGTTGACCTCGACCTGCGGGCCAGAGGCAATGCCCATGTTGTTAACCAGTGCACGCGCTGCGGCGTTACAGATGTTCTGGATGTCCTCGATGATCTCTGGGATACCCTTACCCCAGAACGCGCCCGGGCACTTGATGAACGAAGTCTTGCAATAAGGCTTCTGACCCAGTGGGTCGTAGTTCAGCACAGCCTTGATGACATAGTTGCCGATCACCCATACATTGGCGTCGTACTCTTGGGCCTCATCAGGAACCTCGTCCTCAGTCATCCCCCACTCGCGCAGCATCTTGCCGGAGACTTTGCCCCAGAACTCCAGAGCATCGAAGATGTCGGTCGGACGCATATAGGAGTAGTACTTGCGCTCCTCCTCTTGCTTCTCCAACTCAGCGATCTCATTGATCCACGAAGGGCCAGCACCGTTTTCCAAAATCTCACGGATAGCATCCTCGTCATAGCCCGGCACACCGATCAGGTCTGCCAACTCAGTGCGTGACAAGGGGTGGTGCTCAAACAAATAGCCTTCGTCGATGTTGGTAATGCCCGGCTCAGGATAGATGCGGAACGGATCAACACGCTCAAACTCAGGAGCCAAGCGCTCGATGGGCTTAACCGTAGTCACACCCGTTGAAGTATCCCAGCCCAACGCACGCTGACGGCGCACGATCGGGCCTTTGATGAAGGCCGCAGGGAATGTAACGAGATCAGTGATGAAGTCGTTGAACGACTCGACCCAGCCGCCTTGAGCGAACTGATCTTCGATCTTGATCTTCATCTTGTCAGCGCGGTTCTGCGCCGACTGTAATAGTTTGAAGCGGTACTCTTGGGAAACCAGTTCCTTGAGTTCTTCCATCTGCTGCTTGCTAGGAGCCTGCTGGGTGTCCTGAAGAATCTCCAAGACCTTATTGGCAAACTCATCCTGAAGCGTTCTTTGCTGGTTAGGCGACAGATCAGGGATGGGGGTAGGCAGGATGTCCCAAGGGGGTGTACCGCTGTCGAGCAAGATGTCGCGCAACCAAGACTCGGCTGCACGGCACTTGACTTCGGTAATCATCATGAAAATCTCTGAGCCGCCTTGCGCACGAATCTGCGTCAACTTGTCAGGCTCATACTCCCCGTTGCGCTGGCGCATAGCGGTGAGCATCTTGTTCTTCATCGGCTCTTTGGCAATCTTGGCTGCATCCCAACACAGACGCAGGTAACTCGATAGGCCAAGGATCATGGGCTGGTTCTGACGCTCTTGCAGCGCAGCCTGTGCCGCGTCCGCCTCTTGGCGGGCAAGTTCGTCGTTACTCACTACGCGCAGGAAGGTTAGCCCAGCAGCCATT